AGAGTCACGTAGTATGGGTGCTGGTGGTGAAGATCTCATCATGGCAAGAGCAGCACGAGAAAAGTTCCCATACAGTATAGAATGTAAGAACCAAGAGAAGCTAAATATTTGGGATGCATATAGTCAGGCATCTTCTAACTCTGGTGACCATGAACCTATAGTGTTTATCAAAAAGAATGGTAAAAAACCCTTAGTTGTCTTAGATGCTGAATATTTTTTAGATCATCATGAAGTTTTACTTTGACGGTTGCTCATATACTAATGGTGGTGGGTTAGAGGAGCATGGATATGATCGAATCAAAGATCGTTGGAGTGCATTAGTCTGTAAACATTTTGGTGCAGAGGAATATAATTTTGCATGTGGTGGTGCAAGTAATGATTGTGTGTTAAGACACTTTTTTACTGGACAAGTCTTTCAGGAAAAAAGATCAAAGGTAGAAGACATAAGATTTGATCTAAATGATTTTGATTTCTTTTTTATACAAACTACATTCCCTAGTAGAAGTGAATACTTTTCTGATATGAAAAGACGATGGACAAAGATGACTGTTAATAGATCATCTAAACCACAATACCGTGAGAAAAATCTTAGGTTGCAAGAATGGTTAAACTACTATTATAAAGAGTTATATTCAGAAACTCAAGGTAAGGTAAAGGAGATTGTCACAGTTAAATCAATAGAATCTCATTTAAAATTGCTGAATAAACCATATTTTTTAAGCACTATTATTGATGATCCTGTTATGACTTATGATATAGAAATAAATAAGAGAAATCACAAGGGTGAGTTGTTGAAGTACGATAGAATGTCTTGTGCACATCCATCACGTGCTGGTCAACGTCAACTTGCTGATGATATTATAAACAAAATTAAGATATGAGTATCACTATTCCTGTTGTTGGTATACATTCTAATGGTTATGAGAATGATATAGTTCCTGGAGATTTTGCCAACTCAAAACCATTAGTACCTAACTATGGACCTTATTATTATCATGCAAAAAGAGGAGAACATAGTAATCTTACAACGTATCACGATGGACTTAATAAAATTGTCCATGATGGGAATAGAATAACAAGAAATAATCCTTGTCAGATAGCGATAATAAAAAGGTATACTTCAGTTAATAAAGGCATTACTGGCAGGGCAAGTTCTTCTATTAAAAAAACAATGATTGAGATGTTTGGAAGAGTAATTGATGTACAAACGTCTGACTTAACAGGAGCAGAAGAAAATTTTTTAAATCATATGCATGAATTATCCTTCGAGGAGCAAGTAAATATATTTGAAACTCAGTTATATCATATGAAAAATAAAATAGGAGTCTTTCGTGATCCTATTTTTCCTAAATCTTTACCTTGGATTATACCTAGGTTTACTTTTGATTGTGAGAAAGGTGATACTTATAAAAAAGCACATGTGTTTATAATTAATCAAGAGTTTCACCGTGGTAATGCTTTAGTTCACACGAAGGAATTTGATGATGAGTTTAGTTATTGGCAGTTCAAACATTATGAAATATTCCATGTTAATGATCCTTCAGTTACTTGGGGTCCTTATGACATTGGTATGCATAATTTATTGTATGATAGTGTTGCTAGACTAATATGTTTCATTGATAATGAAGGGTTTAAAAGTTTTACTTTTGATAAACATGACAGTATCAGATATAAAGTAATGTCTATGATTAATCCTAATATAGGTGAATATTTACCAGGAAAAGATTGTAATACACCATATGAAGTCATAAAGAATGATTGGATTATGAATGGTGATGTTAAAGTATTCTTTAAAAGACTATATTCTTATACTAAAGTCATTTTTAATTTACAATCTAGTACTAGGGGGGAATCTTACATCAAAGATGGAAGTGATGGCAATATATCAAATGATAAGATAACGGAAAAGATTATAAATGAATGTAAAGTAGGTCTTGAGTCAGGAAAACTACTTTATCAAAATTGGTTTCACCATGAAGGTGACAGGGTTATGCATATGACTGAAGAATATGTACCAGCACATCCCGATGCAAAAAGATTAACCAACAATTTTATTGTCGGTAAGGATTTTTTTTAGTATACTATATAATAAACACTTTATAAATTTATGGAACTTCCCCAAGACTGGAGGTATTGTGACGATCACCTGAAGTTAAGAGCTTCTGCTTTTCGTTGCTTATCCCACCACCTTGAAGATCATTGTAGAATAGTCTATGAATTCTGTACTAACTGGACAGAAACACACACTGACATCACTAACATTGAACAGGAATTTCAAAACTATCTTAGGTCTATAGTATGGACAAGTTACTTAAAATCATGACCGTTGTGTCATTTGGAACATCAGTATTCGTACTTGGTGGTGCTGGTTATCTCTATTTTAATATAGATAACATCAAAGAGGCAGCAAAGGAAGCAGCAATTGGGGCAGCAGCAGGTGCTATTGGCACACCATCTCTTCCATCTATGACAGAAGGAGCAATGCCACTACCAAGTCTGCCTTCTGCTAAATAAAGCTGTATAATCATATCATTATGGCAGATCCAAAGACTGCGAAAGCAGAAGTAAAGACTGATGATACCAAGAAGAAGGGATTCTTTGGGTCATTAAAAGATAAGATGGACGATAAGGAGGAACAGTTAGAAATTCTGTCGACTTTCGTCCGTTTGGGTATTTTGGTCTGGTCGGGGGGAATATTGACCCTTGCGTACGTAGATCTTCCACCAGCACTACAGATACCAAAGCAAGACCTGGACCCGACTTTCATAGCTTCGGTTTTCACAGGTGTTTTAGCTACATTTGGAGTCCAAACTGCCAACAAAAAGAATGGTAATGGTGCAGCAAATGGTGGTGGTGTAGGTATCACTAAAGCTGATATGGAAAAACTCATTGAAGCAGCAAGGTCTAGCGGTCCTGTTCAAACTATTAAGGTTGAACAAGTACCACTAAAGATTACTACTGAAAAACCTACTGAAGAAAAGTTTACCTTGTAACACAATGAAATTAGATTTTACAAAATGGGCTATTATTGGATTGAGTGGTTTGATTGGTGTGTCTCACATCGGTATGATTGGATTACTTGGTACACGTAAGGAACCTATAGCACAAAGCAAGTGGCCTTTAATCAATTTACCTACTGGTGACTACACTTCATACGAAGTTGAAGCTGGAACAGAAGGTTATGCTATTAAGTATCAGGCTAATGATCCTAAGATCATGGAAGTCTCTAAGGACATCGTAAGAAAAGGTGGATTATTAGGAGCACAGAATGAGACTACTAAGGTATATGAACAGTATACTATGGATGGATCAAGACATCATGGCGGTCCTGTATCTACTAGGTCGGCATGGATAGATCCATCAGCGTTGTCAGAAGACGGGAGTAGCCAGAAAGCAGTTAGTGACAAAACCATTGAGTGTATCAAAGCACAAGGTGGAGCCTCACAGTCGGGTAGGCTTGTGGGATCTAGCGTTGGTGCTAGTCTTGCTCCTTCCGTTAGTGGCATTCCCTTTGTTGGGTGGCTTGCTAGTGGCTGGGTTACTATGTTTGGAGGTAATCAAGGAGCGAAAATAGGAGAAGGTATGGCAACTAGAATGAGTGAGGCATGTATAGAAGAGGTGGCAGAGATAGATGACGTATAAGTATCCATATTATAGAGTTTCTACTGAAACAGGAAAGCAGTATGCTGACTGTGGACATGAGGAGACAGCACAAGATCTCATTATGCTTAACAAAGGTCGTATAAATCTAAGTTATAGAAGGGTTGATGAACCCAAACCCATCGACCCTGAGACTGTTGACGTTGGTGTAATTCCTGTCGAGGAATTACCTGGTCAACAAGGTTTACCTTCAAGAAAAAGAGAAATAGATTATATGGATGCAAAAGCAGGGTTAGAACCATCAAACTTAGAGCAATATGATGGTGTTTTTGACGGGTGATGTAGTACACAGTGTGAACATTATGGTGTTCATACTGTTAGTTGCTGTATCATATACAATTTATTGGGTATTTACATACGATGACAGAAATTCGACAGATACCTGATCTGAATATTAATATACAAACTGCTGGTATACGAGATGTGTATATACCTGAGACTAGAAACTGGGTAGTAAATCCACCAGCAGCAATACCACCAACAGTACCTGTTACTGAAAATATAGGTAGTCCTGTTATCAATATGCCTGGTTGTGTTCAGGCACACGAGTCTAAGAATAAAAGTAAAACTATTATAGAAGATGACCCTGATGGTGTCATGGTACTATGTGATGCTGGTACTCCTAGTTTTCAGAGCATGGACTATGAACCAGAAGGAATGGTTTATGAGTATGAAGCACCTGTTCCTCCAATAGATACTAGCACTGATCCACCACCTCCAGATACTGATACAAATTTAGACACTAAAGTACCTGAGACAACAGCATGTCCAGCACCAGGTCAACCTAGAGTAGGAGACCTAACCAAAAATGGTGAGGAAATAGTTGTTGGTCACAAGTTAATTAATGGTAAGTGTGTAGTATTATATGATGAGTCTAATTTTGCACAGCAATATTTACCTGAAGTTGGTACTGTTACTACTACTGCTGTTATTGCCACTGTTGCAGCGACATCCGCCCTTTTTGCAAAACCCATTGCGGATCTTTTGTTGAAAATTGTAAAGCCTGCTGTGAAGAAGATTGTTGGTTTTGTTCAGAAGAAGGTTTTAGGGAAGGAGACTCCACGTCTTTCGACTGAGCAGAGACGGTTGGGACAACGGGAGTCGAGTCGAGCAAAGAAGGAGTTGAAGAGGTTACTTGAGAAGTAACTGCTTCGTAATTTATCTTATGTACATGGTTAGGTAGATTAGTTACACCAACAACCTCAACGTCTTCACATATTTTTGCATACTTAGTACCTGCTTTAAATCTTATATTTGCTTTCATTAATTCACCACAGTTTTTAAGTCTTGCTATCTCAAAGTCTAATCTTTTATTAGCAGTAACCTGTTCTTGTAATGATATTTGAACTGCTGCTGCTTCCTTACATTGCTTTTGTAATTTTCTATCTAGTGGCATTGATAAAGTAGCACTGAACCCTGCACTTAAACTATAATTGTCCTTCTGTCCTGTCCTAGTAGGTATGTGATATAAAATGCTGCCAGGATTTACTAAGTCTCCATTGTCATCAGTAGACATGTCGTACACAGGATCCTGATAATAAGCCTCGTAGGGCCACTGTTGAGATTCACTTGATGTAATGTAGGGAGTTATGTTAGCAGTGGGTCCTTGACACTGTATTCCACCACCATAAGTGTTAGTTATGTATGGACCTTGTAAAACCTGTATTGCCTGGTTCGTGACTGAGCCTGAACTATTAGCGATAGGATTAGCAGTTGCACTTACACCACCAACATCTGTGTTTGCTAGTACTGGTGAAGTTATACTAAGACTCGCAACTACTGTGAGAATATGCTTTGCGTATCTGTGACACTTGTTATTTCTGTTTGTCTTTGTATTATTGTTTGATTTGAAACCCCTGGGCCTTGATACGTCTCTGTAAATTGAAAGGCTTGACCTGGATTTACCTGTGTCCAGTTGGGTTTGTTCGCTGCGTCTAATGAAGTCCATGTTGAAGTAGTCCCATCTAATGAAGTAGTTGTAGTAGTAGCATTTGGTGACATGCTAGTACTATCATGGTTTACATTCACACCACTGACACTGTATTGCCAGCCTGTGTTGTAGTCAATTGAATTTATCGTCTCCGTTACAGTAGACGTTGTTTCCGTGTGGCTGGTCATCGAGCCCTGAGTGAAGTTTGGGACCACGGGGACAGCGATTGCACCCATAGGTATGAGTGCAATGAACAATCCAGTAGTAACAACACTAACTCTTATCATTATAATAAGACTCTTAGTCCACGTGGAGTTCAGATACGAACTGTCCCGTTCCGACTGTGCCAGCCCCACCGCCTGTTACGGTCATCGCACCAGCAGTAGTAATGGTTCCAGCCAAAGAACCAGCAACGCCAGCAGCAGTAGACACCTGACTTGATAGTGGTGATACTGCACCAACACTAGCAGCAGTTGTTACTAGAGCATCTCCAGCAGTGTAAGACTGACTGAAACTGAAGGCAGCACCAGGTACGTCTTGTGTGAATGCAGTAGCAGTTGGAGTACCAACACCACTACTTATAGCCATAGAACCAATACCATTTGAGATATCGTTAGACCCATCATTATATGTTGAGTCTAGACCATTACCACTTACGGAATAGGAACTACCTATCCTTTCTACCTGAGTTGCTGCTGCATTAACAGTTAGCTGTACACTGGAAGACAGTTTGTGAGTTAAATCTGCTTTGGCGGCAGGAGTCAAAGAGAATAATAACAAGGAAGCCAAAAATAGCTTGTTCATTTATGAGGGTATCATTATCCTATGAGTATTTAGACTTTATAAAACTGTCTATGTATGATACAATAGTTCTAGTATAAGTTAATTTAATGATGAAAATTTTTCTTGATACAGCAGACGTAGCAACGATTAAGCAGCATTATCAGACAGGTTTAATAGATGGGGTAACCACTAACCCATCATTGATAATGAAATCTCATAGACATCCACATGAAGTATATGAAGAACTTATACAGTTTGGTGTAGAAGATATCTCTATGGAGGTAACTGGTTCCACCGCAATCGAAATGATAGCAGAAGGTGAGAAGTTAGTTCACAAGTTTGGCAAACAACAAACAACTATTAAAGTTCCATGCACACCTGAAGGTTTAGTTGCATGTAAAGAATTATCGAAACAAATTGTAAGAGTTAATGTTACTTTAATATTCTCACCAGCACAAGCAATACTTGCTGCAAAAGCAGGTGCTACCTACATTTCTCCATTCGTAGGACGTGTTGATGATAATTCCTATGGTGGTTTGTGTTTAATAAAGGACATTGCTAACATCTTTGCTAAACAAAATGTCTTTGACTGTGGGATACTAGGTGCATCTATTCGTAATGTAAGGGATGTAGGTAGAGCATTTGAATATGGTGCTAACATTTGTACTATACCTGTAGGTGTATTTGAAAAAATGTATAAGCATGTACTAACTGATGCTGGACTAGCAGCGTTTGAGGCAGATTATGAGAAAACACTAAGTGAATTTCCTCTAAATAATTAGTGGGAATTAACTTAAAACTAAAATGGCTTACACCGCTAGAGGACTAAGAATCCGTATCTTCTATGATACATTAGCATCAGAATGGAGATGGAAAATAAGTGCAAGAGGAACCGCAAGCGGTGAATTTGCCGATGATTGTGGCACAAGTGCTGACCTAGCAACAGCAATGGATGACCTCAAAGCAGGAATCGTTGCAAGACTAGCGTAAACAAATTGAATAATTCTAAAGGGGGGGTGCTTGACACCCCTTTCTTTTTGCCTTATAATAATTACCATGAACGACCAAAACCCAGTGAGCGACAAAGAAACACAGCAAGAAAAGTGGATTCGTGCAATAGATTTGTTTACAGAGTCAGTACATAAACCAGACAATCATTTGAGATCATGTGCTCATAATCAAAAGTGCTTTAATGAATTGATGGAAGTAAGAGAACTTGTATTAAATTATCTAAGCACAGTACGTGGGTAATTTGACAACATATATCATGAGTGCTACAATATTCATGACAACTATTATATGATATGACTAGGGGATCATTCTACTCCCAATTCAAAACTGAATTTCGACCATTGATCAGTGCAGTAGAAGGAAGAATAGATCTGGATATAGAGCATCCAGATTTGTATAGGAAAGTTTATACATACTACACGGAACGGGACGTTTACTTCCATGAAGATGACCGTGACTATAATACAATCATGGATCAACTTGAATATGACCTGTTAGCATCTGGAGTTTCAGTATGACTATAAAACGTGAACGTCCTTGGGGATGGTACAAGTGCATCTGTAAAGGTGAGAACTATGCAGTCAAAAAGATTTGGGTAGCACCTAATCAAAGACTATCATTACAGTATCACAACCTACGTGCAGAACACTGGACTGTGGTAAAGGGTAGTGGTATGGTTACACAAGGTACTCTTGAAAGACAGTGTAAACCAGGTGATACTTTTGACATTGGTATAGAACAAACACATCGTCTAGCAGGTGGTGATAAAGGTGTACTTATTATTGAAGTACAACGTGGTACATGTAAGGAAGATGATATTATAAGACTTGAGGATGACTATGGAAGAGTCGAACCAAATAATATATACACTACTATTAATGAGTATGGAACGGAATGACCTACTTTGTTACTGGTGGTGCAGGTTTTATAGGTAGTAATTTTCTACACTACCTAAAGAAAGTTACTGATGAAGAAGTTATTGTAATAGATAACCTGACGTATGCTGCTGATGAGAAGTACATACCTAAACATTATACCTTTGAGTGGTGTGACATAACCAATGAACAGCATGTCAACTACTTGTTTGATAAGTATAATCCAACTAAGGTATGGCACTTTGCTGCTGAAAGTCATGTAGATAATTCTATATCAAATTATAGACCATTCTTAGAGTCTAATGTAATAGGTACTATAAACCTATTGAATGCTAGTCTTAAGCATGAGATTGAAAAGTTCCATCACATATCTACGGATGAAGTGTATGGATCCTTAGAGTATGATGATACTGTATTGTTTTCTGAGAAGACAAAGTATGATCCAAGGAATCCTTACTCAGCAACCAAGGCATGTAGTGATCACTTCGTAACATGTTGGCATAATACATACGGTCTACCTTACTTAATTACTAACTGTAGTAATAACTATGGGCAGCATCAGCATATAGAAAAACTTATACCAAAGGTTATTATCAATGGTATGAAGGATCAGGTTACATATATGCATGGTGGTGGACAACAAGTAAGAGATTGGTTGTATGTCTATGATCATTGCAGAGCAATTTGGATGCTAGAAGAACAAGGTATAATCAATGATCACTTTAATATTGGTGGATCATGTGAACTGAGAAATGTTGATGTCACTAAGATGATTCTGGATCTTATTAAGAAACCTTATAGTCTGATAGGTATTGATAATGGGAGACCAGGAATTGATAAGCGATATGGCATGGATCATGCTAAGATGTCTCACAAGACAGGTTGGTATCCTGAAACTCCCTTTGACATAGGACTAAGAGCAACCGTTACTTGGTATCTTGAACAATTATTATGATTTCTCTTTATGGATCTAGTGGTTTTGTAGGCAGCAACTACAAAGAAATGTATGAAGATACATTATGTGTTGCTCGTGATGATCGTAAACCACTATCAGATGATATCCTGTATATGATATCAACCACGGACAACTACAATGTCCATGACCAAATTACACTTGACGTTGACACGAATTTACATGTCCTTTGCGAGGTTCTTGACCACTGTAGGTTAGAAAACATTACCTTCAACTTCGTTTCCAGTTGGTTTGTCTACGGACAAGGTAAGCACAACCCCAGACTTGAAACGTCTGTCTGTAATCCAACAGGCTTCTACTCGATCACAAAGCTTTGTGCTGAAAATCTTATCAAGTCTTTTGCTGAAACCTATGGCATAGACTATCGTATACTAAGACTATGTAATGTTCTAGGTGCTGGTGATAAGAATGCATCACGTAAGAAGAATGCTATTACATGGATGATTAATGAGATGAAGGAAGATAAGGAGATCTCTTTGTATGATAAAGGTAGACACACTAGAGATGTAATGCATGTGAAGGATGTATGTAGAGCAATCAAGTTAGTCTTAGATAGGGGGCAGAAGAATCGTGTATATAATATAGGTTCTGGTCAACCTACTTCTATTGGTGCTATAATATCATTAGCAAAGTATCATTTGAACTCTAAGTCAAACATCAAATCAATCACACCACCCGACTTTCATAAAGCAGTCCAATGTAAGGACTTCTGGATGGATACAAGTGGTTTAGATTACCTAGGGTTTAAACCAGAGTACGACCTTGAAACCATTGTAAAAGAACTATGTCAATAAATGAGAAGGTTGCTTCTTTCGTATCAGATCTACAGTCTGATGGTGAAAACTTATTTCCTTATCTGGCAAACAAAGACTGGAAACCAGGTAAGCAGATATTCTATTCTGGTCCTTACTGGGATGAACAAGAACCTATTGCAGCGATTACGACTCTTTTAAAAGGTAGATGGTTACCAGCAGGGGAGGAAGTTAATAAGTTCGAGGCAGGGTTTGGTAAGAAGTTTGGTCATGACTATTCTGTTATGGTGAACAGTGGATCATCTGCCAACTTGGTGATGATTGCTGCACTAAAGAAATATTTTGACTGGCAAGATGGTGATGAGATATTAGTATGTGCATGTGGTTTTCCTACCACTATAAATCCTATCATACAAGCAGGTTTAAAACCTGTCTTCCTTGATATAGATATGTCAGATCTCAACTGGGATCTTGACATGCTTGAGTCTAAGATTACTGATAGGACAGTTGCTGCTTTCAGTTCACCTGTCCTTGGTAATCCCTACGACTTTGATAAGTTCTTCGACATTATTGATCGACATGGACTTACTTACATTGCTGACAACTGTGACTCCTTGGGTAGCAAGTGGCGAGGTGAGTTGCTTACTAAAAAAGCCATCGCATCTTCTTGTTCTTTCTATCCAGCACATCATATCACTACGATTGAAGGGGGTATGGTCTCCTCTGATGTCGAGGAGATAGTTCAGATCGCCAGATCTTTTGCTTGGTGGGGTCGTGGATGCTACTGTGTAGGAGCCCAGAATAAACTGCCCAACGGTGTCTGTGGAAATAGATTTGACCGTTGGCTTGAAGGGTATGAGCAAGATGTTGACCATAAGTATGTCTTTGGAGTCCAAGGATACAACCTCAAACCTGCTGACTTGCAAGGGTCTATTGGGTTGGTGCAGTTGACTAAGCAAGATGAGATACATCGTGTCAGACGTTTCAATAAAGCTAGACTCCATGAGATCTTCTCTAAGATTCCTGGTGTCAGGGTTATTGAAGAGAAAGAACATGCAGAGACCTCTTGGTTTGGTGTACCCATCGTCTATGAGTACGGTAAACATCACCTAGTAAACTATCTAGAAAAAAATGGGATTCAGACGAGGAATTATTTTGCTGGCAATATTCTTATGCATCCTGGTTATCGAGGTCTCGATGATCCTAAGAATTTTCCAAACGCTTCAGCAGTACTCGATAACGTATTTTTTCTAGGATGCTCACCTGTTATAACCGATCCTATGGTTGACTACATAGAGCAGGTCGTAACTAATTACATTAAGGAGATTAAAAAATGAAGACTGCTTTGGTATTAGGTGCTGGTGGTTTCATCGGTTCCCACATGGTGAAGAGGTTGAAGAAAGAAGGCTATTGGGTACGTGGTGTTGACTTAAAATACCCAGAGTTTTCACCAACAGAAGCAGATGAATTTGTACAAGGTGACCTACGAGATGTAGACTTTGTACGTAGAGTCATTCAATTCAAAGGACAATCAGGCAACTTTTATAATGAAGTTCCTTACAGATGTATAGAACCATTCCATCAGATATATCAGTTTGCTGCTGACATGGGTGGTGCAGGGTTTGTTTTCACTGGTGAGAACGATGCTGAGATTATGCAGAACTCTGTTACCATTAACCTTAATGTATTAGAACAACAAAGATTGTTGAATCAAACATTTGATGGTGAGAAAAAAGACTGGACAGAATGTAACAGACCTAAATTAGATTATCAAACAACGATTTTCTATTCTGGATCAGCATGTATGTATCCAGAGTACAACCAACTAGACCCTGACAACCCCGATTGCCGTGAAGAATCCGCTTACCCTGCTGCCCCAGATTCCGAATATGGATGGGAGAAACTCTTTTCTGAGAGGTTATATCTCGCTTATAATCGTAACCATGGTATCCCTGTCAGGATTGCTCGTTACCACAACATCTTCGGACCAGAAGGAACCTGGTTTGGAGGAAGAGAAAAAGCCCCTGCTGCCATCTGTAGAAAGGTTGCATATGCAGACGATGGATCAACAATTGACGTATGGGGAGACGGAAATCAAACTAGATCCTTCCTCTACATCGATGAATGCATCGAAGCAACTAGAAGATTTATGGAATCAACAAATGGATTCATTGGTCCCGTCAACATCGGATCAGAGGAGATGGTAACTATCAACCAACTGGTTGATACTGCTGCTAGGGTTGCTAGTAAAGAGATAGGTAAGAATCATATAGATGGACCACTAGGTGTACGTGGTAGGAACTCAAACAATGATCTCATACGTGAGAAACTTGGTTGGGATTATAGTATAACTCTTGAGGATGGTATAAGAAGAACCTATAACTGGATCATGACCCAGATTCTTAAGGATCAATACCCCGTAGAAGGTGATAAAGATATCACTGGTAAGAAGTATCTTGCATATGGGAGTTGTAATAAATGAAATGTATTGTGACTGGAGGAGCTGGATTCATCGGCTCCCACATCGTTGATGCACTAATAGACTTAAAACATACTGTTATCGTTATAGATGACGAAAGTTCTGAAGCAAATGCTGAGTTCTTCCATAATGAAGAAGCAGTATACTATTGTAATGACATAGTAGATTACAAGGCAACTAGACATCTTTATGAAGGTGTGTCTCATGTCTTTCATCTAGCAGCAAACAGTAGAATACAACCAGCACTTAATAATCCACTTAGATGTGTGGAAGTTAATACGTATGGTACTGCTACTGTATTACAATGTGCTAGAGAAGCAGGTTGTCAAAGGGTAGTTTACTCTTCAACGTCATCATCTTATGGTCTTAAGAATGGTATACCATACCGTGAAGACATGCCAGAGGATTGTTTAAATCCTTATTCAGTTGCTAAAGTAGCAGGTGAAAAACTATGTAAGATGTACAGTGATCTATTCAAACTAGATACTATTATACTTCGTTACTTTAACATCTACGGAGAACGTCAACCACTTAAAGGTCAGTATGCACCTGTGATTGGACTGTTTCAAGAGCAAGCAAGAAGGGGTGAACCATTAACTATTGTAGGTACTGGTTTACAACGTAGAGATTTTACACATGTTAAGGATGCAGTCAGAGCAAACATAGCATGTCTAACATCATTACCACCTGGCGGCAGTGTTATAAACATTGGTACTGGATTCAATCATAGTATCCGTGAGATTGCTGACATGATATCAGACAATCAGGTACATATATCTGAACGACCTGGTGAATGTACTGAAACATTGGCAGACATATCACAAGCGAAACGTTATCTTAAGTGGGAACCCACTGTGAAACTTGAAGATTGGATCAATGAATACAAACTATGACAACCGAAGAGACGTACTTAAGTATCTGTATAAAGGATCATCTAAGTTAACTCGTAACTGGTCACAGGCATACCAAGATCTTTTTGTCCTTACCATGTTGGATGGTAAGAAGAAAGGTAAGTATCTAGAGATAGGTGCTAATCATCCTACTGACTTTAACAACTGTGTGTTGTTGGAGACTGAGTATGGATGGAAGGGTGTGTCTGTAGACATAGAAAAAAAGTTTGTTGATCTTTTTAATAGTCAACGTGAAAACAAATGTGAACTTGCTGATGGTAGGACGTTTGATTATGCTGCTGCTTTTAAAAAGAAGAAGTGGAAGACTAAACAGTTAGACTATCTGTCACTAGACTGTGAACCATCCATGGTTACATTTTCTATCCTTAAATCATTACCACTTGATGAGTATAGATTCTCTGTTATAACATATGAACATGATTCATATGCAGATGGTGATACTGCAAGGGATTTATCGAGGAAACTTTTAAAGAAACATGGTTATCAATTAGTTGCTGCTGATGTATGCAACGGTAACAATCCTTATGAAGATTGGTACATTGATCCTAATGTAATAGATCAAGGTAAATGGAAACCTTTTGAATCGCAGGGGTCTGAGGCAAGAGGTCTATTCATATGACCGTAAACCTTACTCATTGGTACGGTAGGTTGGGTAATAATATCCAACAGTGTGCTGTTGGCACAATGGTAGCAGAAATTCTAAAGAATAGTTTTGAGTCTATAGATCATGCCATTATCAAAAAACATAAGACAACGTTTGGATCTAGCACTGAAGAAGTATCATCAAAGTGGTTCTACTGGGAAGGTCCGTACAAGGAGGTTGCCATACCTCCTGAGTACATCTATGCGAACATGCGTAGGATTTGTAAGACATTTATTTCACCCCAGTTACAAGTACCACGAGTGGACGTACCTGACGATTGCATTGTTATTCATATTAGGAGTGGAGATATTTTTGACCAAGTTCATCCTAACGGGCATCAGTATACTCCTGCTCCTCTTGATTTTTATAGGGAACTACTTAGCGGCTTTCCCAAGGCGATAGTAGTAACAGAACCTGACAATAACAATCCTATCGTTGATATATTAAGAAGAGATCCAAAGGTAACAGTACAGTCTAAGTCTGTTGAGGAAGACTTTGCTACACTCATGGGTGCTACTCACCTAGCAAACTCAGGTGTAGGAACCTTTGCTATTGCTGCTGCTTTGTGTAGTGATAAGGTAAAGAACTTCTATTGTACTGACTTAAGATTGACAGAACACTTAAACTATATTATGATGGTGAACACTGATATTAATGTAAATGTTCTGAAGTTGAATGATTACCTACAACCAGGTGATTGGAAAAACACAGATGAACATCGTGACTTGTTATTAAATTTTGTACTATGAAAATCTTTGACACAATAACATTCTTTAATGAATTAGATTTACTAGAACTTAGAATGAATATTCTAGGTGATGAGGTAGACTACTTTGTTATTAATGAAGCACCTATTACATTCACTGGTAAGAAGAAACCTTTAATCTTTGCAGAGAATCGTGAACGGTTTGCTAAGTGGGAAGATAAAATCATACACCATGTAGTAGAAGATGATGGTGGATCGTTAGAAAAGTATTGGACAGGTGTACCATATCATAGAGATATGATTGGTGAAGGTATTAACAAGTTACCACTACACTATCAACGTGCATGTTTCCATAAGGACTCAGCAATCTATGCACTACTAGAGCATGCTAAAGATGAAGATATTATATTTACAAGTGATGCAGATGAGATTGCTAACCCTAGAATTATACGACCATTTATAGAAGAGATATACAGTCCAGACAGACACTATGTAACTGTTGGTCCTGTATATTATTACTACTTGAATCTATTATGTGAAAAGGAATGGATGGGTACTAGGATATGCAGTATGAAGATGCTAAAGACTATGAGTGTGGATGCTTTGAGGCAGTCACATGAACATGCCTTTAGAATTATGAATGCTCAATGGCATTGGAGTTTCTTTGGTGATGCTGATACTGTACGTGCTAAGATGGATGCCTATGAACATCAGGAGAATAACCTACCACAGTTTAGAGATAGTATGGAGGAACGTATTGCTAAAGGTGTAGATCCATTTGGTAGAGACTATCTCTACAAGCCAGAGACTGTAAAGATTGATCATACTTTCCCTGATTATATTGTAGAGAACCAAGATAAACTAGCACAGTGGATTAGAGGATGAATATTATAGAAGGTGTAGCAGTATCAAACCACTGCGATTATTCTTTTGGTGACCAAGCAGGTTGTATTGGTAGAGTGCCTGGTTCTTTTATGAAGCAAGCAGACCCTAGCAATACAGAATTGGTAACTCTTCTTAAGAAGAGAAAGAAATTCTTTACATTGTTTATAGATAACATCCGATTGTACAACAGACCTATTGAAGCAGACAATGAGTCTGACCAGAAATGGGTTGACAATCTGATGAAAGATAATGATTTGCTTAAGACATGTGCTGCATTTCCTAAGAAAAATTTTATAATTTTTACCAATTTGGAAGACACACCTATCACGGAGGACATACATGATAAGATACCAAAAAATGTTAAGGCAATTTATGGAACAAATGCTGTTGGATTTGGTGGTAAGGTACATGCATTTCCATATGGTGTCCAACGCATCATACATCCAAGCGACAACAGACTTGGTATTCTCCAGACAGCAATGGAAAAGGATATCAAACCAAAGAAACTCCTTTATATTAATCATGCAGAGCATACTAATATCTCAGAGCGAGGTAATATTAGAGAAAGATTCTCAAAGAAAAAATTTGCCACAGTAGGTGAACGTGTACCCTATGACATATACTGTAGGGATATACAGGATCATAAGTTTATGATATGTCCACAAGGTAATGGTGTAGACTGTCATAGGAACTGGGAAGTATTATATCTTAAGCGTGTACCTATCATGAAGAAGTCAGACTACTTACAAGAACTATACAAGGACTATCCTGTATTGTGGGTGGATGACTTTGCTGATGTTACTAAGACATTACTTACAAGTAGTCAAGACTTGTGTGATAGGGCTATGAATTTAGACCTTAACCTGTTAGACTTGTTCTCAGTATTCAACAGAGCAGTTAAGAATGCAAAAAATTCCTGACGTTACATTGTTGATGCTTGCTGATCTGGATATACCAGAGGCAACTTATGCTGTCAACAAATCATGTGAAGAGATAGAATGGGGTGCTGTAAAGTTCCTTAGTAGTAAAGGTAGACCTGAAGGTTTATGTGATCAGGCAGTGTATGAAGAAGTATACCCAATCAATTCTATTAATGATTTTAATTTTTACTGCATTTACAATCTCGGTAATCACGTGGAGACATCACACAGTCTTCTCATTCATCCTGACGGTTATGTTATACGTCCTTGGCTTTGGGACGATACATGGCTCCAGTATGACTACATCGGAGCACCTTGGAGAGATGATCCTACTGCCTATCTCGATCCATGGGGAAGGAATCAACGTGTTGGAAACGGAGGTTTTTCCTTACGGTCTAAGAAACTCTTAGATGTACCAAAGCATCGTGAGATACCATGGGAAGTAAATGTAGGAGACTTCTACAAACACATGAACGCTGGACTATATAATGAGGATGGCAATATATGTGTTCACAACCGACACCTGTTCATAGAAGAAGGATGTAAATTTGCACCCGTAAATGTTGCCTCCAAGTTTGCACGTGAAGATACCTTACCAGACTCAGAGAAAGAAACGTTTGGTTTCCATTATCATTTTCAAGAGATCCGATGAAAGCATCTATTCAACATCTATGGTGGAATCCTTGGGGTGACAAAGGTTTAGACTTTGATGACTTTAAGGTAAGTATATCAGTTGATAACCTTACCTATGATAAGGACGCAGACTATAGGGTACTGTTCTTAGCAGAACCTATAGCAATAGCTCCTACTGTTAATGAAGGGGCATTGAGATCAGCACATGATTTCGATAGAATCTATACGTTTACAGAGTCTGTACTTGATACCTATGAACAGGCAGAACTATTCTGTTGGGGATCTAGTTGGTTAGACTTTAAAGATTTAAAGATACATAAGAAACCACATATAACTTTCGTTACTAGCAGTAAGATTCAGACACCTGGTCATCAGTTACGTCTAGCAATACATGAAGCACTAGCACCTATTGATGAGACAAAGAATGGACTAGAGATATACCAGCATATCTCACCACCATTCCATGAAAGAAGAAATGATTTCTTTGAGAGTGCTATGTTCCATATAGCAGCAGAGAACTCAAGACAAAAAAATTATTTCACAGAGAAAATTATAGATTGCTTTGCTAGTAAGACTATACCTATCTACTATGGATGTCCTAACCTATCTGCTTTCTTTAATATGGATGGAGTCATAACATTTTCTGATGTTAAGGATCTCAATACTATATTTGACACTATCAATGAAGACTACTATAATAGTAAGAAGGAAGCGATAGAAGAAAACTACCAAGTCGCTAAAAAATTCCACAGTGACAACGATGTTGTCCCTAGGTTAACCAGATTTATTATTGAGGACGTAAAATCCAATGCCGTTAAACGGGTCAAGTCAAACTAATTACATCGCTAAAGACTTTGGGTTTCTACGTGTAGCACCCGAAGGACTTAAACGTATTAGGAAAAACTATTCACAGGTATGGCAAGACATCTTTGCTCTATGTGTGAATGATGCAAAGGATCATGGTACATTCATAGAGATAGGTGGTGCTCAACCATTTATAGGTAACAACACATGGCTTCTTGAGAAGAACTATGAGTGGGAAGGATTCTCTATTGAGTTAGATAAAGAACTTGCTGGCATGTGGATGGATAAACATGGTATGCCTGTAAGACCATTGACACCAATGTATCAGACTGATGCATTAGAATTTGATTATGTTGCTACAGTAGATGAACTAGGTTTACCACATCATATGGACTACCTATCATTTGATCTTGAACCACCAGAGATTACATTAGAATGCTTGAAGAAGTTTCCATTAGATAAATTATCTTTTAACTGTATTACCTATGAGCATGATGCTTACAGGCAGTGGGGAGATATATTTGCACATCGAGATATATTTGAACAGCATGACTATGACCGTGTTGGAACCAATCTCAGGAATAGTAACTGTACTATGGAAGAGTGGTACATACATAAGTCAGTAGATAAAACCACACGTGATATACTAAGGCATGGAAACTGTGAAGCATATGAACTACTATTAGACTTATGACTCCTAACATACACGACATACCTGGTATAGGAAACTTCTATACTAAAGCAGAAGTAGATCGGATGATCGCTGATGCACTAGCAGAAGCACGTGCTATTGATGAAGCATCCATGCGT